ATCCACTATTTGACCAATGAACTCGAACACACACTGTCAGAGCCAAAGCCTGTCGGACCAAGCAATCGAATTTCGGACAGCATATGGGATCCCGAACAAACGGGACAACCGGACTATGCAACTGGATTTGATCGCTGAAGAATACAGTGAACTCTGCTATGCAGTAGGAAATGAAGGATACGAAGAAGAATTAAAAGAACTGGCGGACCTTGTCTATGTCTGCTTTCAGTTTGCTGAGAACATGGAATGGGATCTGGAGGAGGCTCTCCACAGGGTTCACAAATCCAACATGTCTAAGCTAGGCTTGGATGGCAAGCCACTCCGCCGTGCTGACGGCAAGGTCCTGAAGGGACCAAACTATGTCAAACCCCACCTCACCGATTTGGTCACCGATGTCTGAAGTTATTAGTCGCACTGGACGAGTGCAATCCTGGATTGACGATCCAGATGGTCGGCTGCCTGTAAGCTGCACCGTATTTGTTGTAGAGGATTCAATGGAGGGTCCCAATGGAATCGAAGCGTCATGGCGTTTCGCCTCTCATGCGCTCCGTAATGGCGCTGGAGTCGCGATCCACCTTTCAGAACTACGACCTAAAGGAAGCGATAATGGCAAGGGACTCGTTGCAAGTGGTCCTGTATCGTTTGGAAGAATTTATAGCAGCCTCAACGAAACCCTGAGACGGGGTGGGCGTTATAAAAATGGTGCAATTGTTTTGCATCTTGACGCTAACCATGCTGACATTGATGAGTTCATTACTACACCTCGTGAGATCCTTCCTTGGGTCAAGCGTTGTGTAAACATCACCCAAGAGTGGTGGGATAGCATGGACGTTATCACCCGTAATAAACTGCTGAATGGAATCAAATCTGGTGATATTTGGCTGAATAAAATTAAGTATGACAATGAAGGAAAACGTATCCGGGGTAACGTATGCCTCGAAGTTTATCTGCCCTCACGTGGAACCTGCCTCTTACAGCATGTCAATCTCGGTGCCTGCGAATTTGGACAGATCTCAACGGCATTTGTCAGTGGTATGTCCGAGCTGTGCGATCTCCATGGCAAGACAGGTGTTGGCGAGACTGGAGAGTATCTCGACCCTTCCATCGACCGCCAAGTCGGACTTGGGGTTCTCGGACTCGCTAATCTTCTCAGGCGAGCAGGAGTATCCTACCGAGACTTTGGATTCGCCTTGGACAACTATATCCAAGGAATAGGATCTGCTCCAGGTGCTGCGTATGAACTTGTCAAACAAATTGACGAGGGCATTCGAGCATCAGCAACCATTGCTCGCCAGAATAAAATGGACCGAGCATTTGCTATTGCACCTACTGCAAGCTGCAGTTATCGATCTAAAGATGTTGATGGCTTTACTTGCACCCCTGAAATCGCACCTCCCATTGCACGGACTGTTGACCGTGACAGTGGTACCTTTGGTGTTGAGACCTACAACTATGGCGAAGTAGAGATCGCTAGTGAAGTGGGTTGGGATAACTATAAACGAGTTTGCGACGGACTCATCACTCTCTACAGTCGCACGGGCCTTCTTCATGGATACAGCTTCAACTCTTGGAGTGATGTTGTAACCTACGACGCTGATTTCGTTGAAGAGTGGCTGGCGTCTCCGCAAACCTCCCTGTATTATTCGTTGCAGGTCATGGGTGATGTACAAGATAAGAGTGACGCATACGCTGCCCTAAATGAAGTCGATGTGGCAAACTACCTCGACGATATCCTGAATGAACCACAATGTGATTGCCAAGAATGAACCCCTACGAGAAATTGATGGCGCGGAAGCGCAAATGGACACCAGTGAAACCTGTTGCTGGGCTTTGCAAGGAAGGCGCGGAGGAAACAATCCACCGTGCTCTTGCATTGAGACATATGGAACTGCCTGTGGGCGATTTTATTACTGATGCACTGAACAATGAAGTACCGCAGAATGCGCGTGACATCCTACTGTCCAACGTCAGGGATGAAGAAAACCATGATGTCGCACTCAGTTACATTGCCGAGGCTTACGGCGTGGACGAAAAAGCTGAAGCCGAAGCATTCAAACTACGAGAAGCTTGGGTATCGCATCCAGATCACACGATCACAAAAGCAATGGTTGCCGAGCGTGCTATTTTCTTCGTACTGTTGCCGTTTTTTCGCTTTAACGGTGACGCTGGGATGAGGACCTGTTCCGCTGATATCTCACGAGATGAACAAATCCATGTGGCAACTAATTCAATTGTATGTAAAGAGTTGGGGCTCGAAGTATCTCCTTCCCTTGATAAGCTCCGCAAAGCCACGATCAACTGGGTGATGCAGCCCCTTGGTCGATCAACCGATAAATATTTGGACAAAAAATTTTGGCTGAATTCTAGTGACAACCTGATGTATCAGGGTAAGGCACCAGAACTTTCTGCCACCAAATCCGCCCGTATGCCTGCGTTCTTTGAACATGCAAACACCAATCTCCCTCAATACTCTTGAATACAAAGGCGTTGCACTCAATGCTTTAGTCAAAGAGATGGAAGAAACCTTTCCACCTGTAACCCCCACTCCCTCTGATCAGATCTCACACATCATGTTTCGTGCTGGTCAACGAGCAGTTGTGGAGTGGGTATTAAACAAACTGGATGAATAACAATGTGTTTAGGACAACCGTCAACACCTAAAGTTCCTGATCCTCCTGCTCTAGCACCGCCAGTCCCCACGCCACCACCGCCGCAGATTGCACCTCAGGCACCCCAAGCCCTTCAGATTAAAAAGAAGGCTCCTGGTGTCAAGCTCAAGCGATCTAAGGCACAGGCTAGTGGGGCTGTCAGCAGAGGAACTAACCAGCTCCGAATCCCTGTCAACACTGGTTCACTTAAGGCTGGAGGAATGAACCTGTGAAAAATGCACGCAAGCGTTACGGTGAACTGACTGGTTCCCGTAGCGCCTTTCTTGATAAAGCAGATCAATGTTCTAAATTGACTCTGCCTTACCTGATTCAAAATGATGATGGTAGAACTGTAAACAAACCTCTTCCCCAACCGTGGCAATCAGTTGGAGCTTCCGCTGTTGTCAACCTTGCGAGTAAATTGATGCTTGCACTTCTCCCTCCTCAGACTACATTCTTTAAACTGCAGGTACGAGATGACAAACTGGGTGAAGAATTGGATCCGCAGATCCGCAGTGAACTTGACCTTAGCTTCAGTAAGATGGAGCGTATGGTCATGGATCACATCAATGCTTCCAACGATCGAGTTGTTGTCCACGAGGCAATTAAACATTTGATTGTTGGTGGTACCACTTTGATCTTTATGTCAAAGGATGGACTAAAACACTATCCACTTAACCGTTTTGTGGTCAACCGTGACGGCAATGGCAACGTCATTGAAATTGTCACTAAAGAATTTATTGACCGCAGTCTCCTTAACTTGCCTCCAAAGAGACAACCTGACACTGTTGGTGGGTTGAATGGTAACACTGGGCTAGGCACAAACGATGACGTTGAGGTGTATACCTACGTTCGCCTGGATGACAAGAGTGGTCGGTGGGTGTGGCATCAGGAATGTGAGGACTGTGTCCTTCCTGGTACCCGCAGCACCGCCCCGAAGAATGCAAGTCCATGGCTCGTGCTTCGATTTAATAGTGTTGACGGTGAAGAGTATGGACGAGGAAGGGTTGAAGAATTTCTTGGTGACTTGAAGTCCCTGGAAGCTTTGTCCCAAGCTTTGGTTGAAGGCAGTGCCGCTGCAGCCAAGGTTGTATTCCTTGTATCACCTTCATCAACAACGAAACCACAAACACTTGCACAAGCTGGTAACGGTGCTATCATTCAGGGTAGACCTGATGATGTGCAAGTTGTTCAAGTGGGTAAGACAGCAGACTTTAGGACTGCTGCTGAGATGGCATCTAATCTGGAACGACGGATTGGTGAAGCCTTCCTCAAACTAAACATCAGACAAAGTGAGCGCACTACTGCTGAAGAAGTACGCCTCACACAACTCGAATTGGAACAACAACTTGGGGGAATTTTCTCCCTTATGACTACTGAGTTTCTTGTTCCTTATCTTAACCGTACCCTTCTTATCCTGCAGCGTAGTAATGAACTACCTAAGCTGCCTAAGAACCTTGTCCGTCCACAGATTGTGGCTGGTGTCAATGCTCTTGGACGTGGACAAGATAGGGAAAGCCTGACGCAGTTTGTGACAACCATTGCACAGACAATGGGTCCTGAAGCGTTGGCTAAATATATTGATCCAACTGAGTACATTAAACGACTTGCTGCTGCTCAAGGTATTGACTATCTTAACTTGGTCAAGACACCACAGCAACTGCAACAGGAGATGGCTCAACAACAGCAACAGATGCAAGCACAAGAGCTTACTAAACAAGCTGGTCAGTTTGCTTCTGCTCCTATTATGGATCCAAGTAAAAACCCCACCATGATTCAAGATGGAAATCCAGAAACCGGGGACAATGAAACCCCGCTCCCAGAGGTCTAGGAAAAAACCTACCGTATCAGAGCCTCCACGTACTGAAGAGGTAGCAGAGAAGACTCTTTCTAAAATGAAAGGTGATGAGACTGCACCTGAAATCAAAGTGGAGACACCTGAACCCAACAAGTATGCTCCAAAACCAAAGGTTGGTACACCCAAGCTTGGTCGTTCACCCAACTATGTAGAATCAGTTGGACTTGGTAAACTTAAAGTAGAAACCGCCCATGGCTACACTGACGTATGATCCCACCCCTGCTGACCAGCCTGAATTCACTCCTGAAGAGCAAGACTCTATCAAGGTTGGTGAAGCTCAGCTCGAAGCTGAACAACAGATGCTTGCAGGTAAGTTTAAAGATGCAGAGGAGCTTGAAAAAGCTTACATTGAACTACAACAAAAGCTAGGAGAACGTGATGGTGAATCCGAACCGCAACTGCGGGAGCAAGAAGAAGCCCCCGAAGAAGAAGTAAACCCTATGGCTGAGGCTCTGCAAGGAGCTGCAGCTGAGTATGCACAGACTGGAGAGCTGAGTGAGGAGACTTACAAAGCTCTTACTGAGATGAGTAGCGAAGATCTACTCAAGACCTACCTTGAACTACAAACTAACCAACCACAAGTAGACGAAGCACCTGATTTTACTGATGAACAGGTAGCTGAGGTTAAAAACTTTGTTGGTGGTGAGCAACAATATGAAACCCTCGTTAATTGGGCATCAGAAAATATGCCGAAAAATTTTATCGAAGCTTTCGATGAATTGATTAACACAGGGAGTACTGATATGATTAAATTGGCTGTAGCTGGGCTTAACTCTGCATACGAAGGAGCTTATGGTAGTGAGGGTACGACGTTCACTGGCAAAGGCGGTGTTGATGCAGCCGATGTCTTCCGCAGCCAAGCTGAGGTTGTCCAAGCTATGGCTGACCCTCGGTACGATCGTGACCCTGCTTATCGTCAGGATGTCTTCGACAAATTGAACCGATCTAACATTGATTACTAATGGCTAAGAAGCGCTGTGGTCTTTACTGCAACATGAACAAGCGTAAGAAAGCAGGTAAGAGTCGTAGTAAAAAGAACTCTACTATCTCATCTGCTGCTTGGAATAATATGAAAGCAGGATTCCCTAAAAAGAAAAAGAAATGATTGACAACTTTAAAAAATATGGTAAGCTCCTTCAAGGACTGAATCCTAAACGTTTGAAACTGTTGATCGACAAGATGAACAAGCGAACTAAGACCACCCAGGACGCTATTGATTCCTTGAGGATTAAGAAATGATTACTTGCCCTGATTGCACACCAGCTCAGCAGTATGTGTTGGAGCAACTGCAGACTAAAGCTGAAGTTACTGACAAGACTGCCCTGGCTGTGATCATGGGCAAC